TGAGGCTGATTTGGTAGGGTATTCTTTGATGATGAGAGATCCGTCAACTGTTTCAATGTGACTGAGCACTTCATCTTTGCGTAGCTTCAAATCATTAAGAGGAATCCCGCTCAAACAAGAATCAAAGCGACTTCCTACATCAATATCTTTTAGTTCCAAAGTATAATAAACAACAGTCCGACCTTCCCTGAGGGCTTGGGCTGCTAAGTGGACCAACACCATCGATTTGCCTGCTCCAGTGGGAGCAATGACTACGCCTAGTTCGCTCTTCCCGAGACCGCCTTTCACAATCTCATCCATCCGATCCCAGCCAGTGCTTATAGGTGATCGATTGGCATATTCAAATCGTTGGAGTGCATCCAAATGATAATTGTGTCCAAAGTTATTATCGGTTCCAAGCTTTAATGCATCTTGGATAACCTTTTCAATCTCGTCAAACGATGAAGACTTGATAAGTTTTATTGATTGCATCATCGCTCCTTTGAGAACCTGTTTCCGACAGAAATCCAAAGACTTATCTTTAACATATTCTGCTTCTGCCACTCCCTCTGATTTCATGATCCGCGCAAAGTAATTTCTTACCTGTGAAGCGGCTGCATCATCACAATGGTTTAGCTCTGTTCTGAGGATTGCCATCATCACTTCATGATTTGGGTGTGTATTATATTTAGATCTGTACTTGAGTAAAGTGTCAGTAAAAATCTGTAAATATTTGAGTTCAAAAAACTCAACTTTCAAGACCTCCGAGATCTGGTCAAAGAAAGGGCGATCTTCCAACATAAGTTGGCACATATTTTCTTGGAATTTTTTTCCAAAGCGTAAAAATGTTTCGTGTTCGTTATTAGTCATGTGTCCTCCATGGTCTTTTATAAATATAACGTGTGTGTGTTAAAAAGTCAAGGTAAAAGTTTACCTTTTTATATTTTTCATTATTCTTGTCAATTCTTCAAAATTGACGTAGCCTAAGTCATCCGAAAATAACATTTTTGTAAAATTTAATCTCGAAAACTCAGGTTCAAAGTTGATTATCGCGTTGTCGATGAAGATTCTGTTCACCGGCCTGATGTTTGGTGAATAAAGTTGCATAATTTTATAATTGTTTTTTACCAAAGCCTCAGATTTTATAATGTTTTCGTGGAGCTTAAGTCTTTTTCCTTGCATGGCACAATTTGTAACAATTTTTTCGCAAGAAGATTCTTCTTCATTTATTAAAAAGGGAAATCTTTTGGCTAAGGTTTTCAACCCAACACCGGGTACGCCGGGTAAATTGTCGGAGGTGTCTCCGGCAATCGCTCTAGCTAACGCAAAATTATTGGGATGAATCTTAAATTCTTCAAGGATGTTCTCTTTGGTCATAATCTTATCCTGAATGGGTCTGTAGACAGATGTATAATCATCACAGAGTTGAAAGAAATCTTTATCTGATGATACAATAATTTTCTTCCAGAACCCATAAAGAAGGTGCCGGGCTGCATAAGCAATAACATCATCCGCTTCCACAAAATCGATTGTAACCTGAATGACCGGAAGGATATTCAGATACTCCATCAATCTAATTAATTGATAGGCTTTATTCTTGGCTTGCTCTGTAGGGTCTAGTTGAATGAGTCTACGGTTAAATCTTATAGGGGCTCTTCCCTCTTTATATTCTTTATTGAGAGCGCGCTTACGCTGTGATCCCTCATGGCCGTCCCAAACGATTATGATCTCTTTAGGTTCAAATTTACGGGAGACCTTCTGTAGGGATTTTAAAAACCCAATGCACCCTCCGATGGGATTACCATGCTTATCCATTTGAGGATTAACGATGTAACTTCGGATGAACATATTAAGTCCATCAATTATCATAACTTTACTCATTTGTCCTCCACAATCTTATATGTATAAGAAGCCTTGGGATAATGCCACTCTACCATCTTAGTTTCATTGAGTACTCGGAACTTCGTTTCGCAGTCTTCCAGTAGGTATCCATAAAACTGAATCCCGTTGTGTTTAATTAAAATCTTTTTCATAATGTCCTCTGTTTATAAGTATAATATAACCTATTGAATAGAAGTTGTCAACTAAATTCATATAATAAAAAACCCTCCGCTTAATTAAGCGGAGGGCAAAAGGAAATCATAGTATGAAACTATTCTTTATCGACGTTGAAGTTTTTTCCTTCTGTGTCGAACTTCTTAATTATCTCTTCATCCATAATATCAAAGACAATTTGTTTAAATTTTTTATCTTTAAGTTTTTCTAACCACTCTGAGGCACGGAACTTATGCTCCTTACCCTTCGAGTCGGTAAGGAAGTACCAACCTCCTCCTACCCGGTAGCGGTCGGACTGAGATAAACGTAGGGCTTCAAGCCAAGACTCCTCATCTTGGATCCTTGCCTCTCCACCCCACAGTATTTTAAACCCACAAGTTCTACCTTCGGTTCCAAAGCGAGACTTTTCAATCTTTACTTTTAGTTCCGAACCGATTCTTAATCCAGAAGCATCCGTCACATACCCTGCTTTCGCCTTTCGCTTTGTTAACCAAATACGTTGGGAGCAAAAGTATCCAATCGCCTTTCCACCAGGTGCAATGTACGGAGTCGTCATAGCTTCGGCAACATTACTGGTAATGTTTGTCTTCAACTGATTGACCAAGATCAGCGTACATTGCTGATTGGCTAAGGGGATTGTTAGTTTTGGAAAAGCCTTGGCAAAAATGCGTGGCTTCACTGCCATTGTCGATTGAGGGTTGAAGTCTGATTCCATTTCTTTTTCAGATGTGGTGGCAGCGATGCTGTCCCAAATGAAAAGGAATTGAGTCTCAGGATATTCTCCCATCAGATCTTCGATAGTTTCAAGCACCTTCTCTACTGAGAGAGCCTGAACATACAAAAGATCTGCAACCTTAACGCCTGCAGTTTTTAAGAACTCGGGGTCGATGGCGCTTTCGGCGTCGAAGTAGACAACCGTCATCCCCATCTTTTGAGCGTTGGCTGCTATTTGCACAGCCATAAAAGATTTGCCGGCTGATGTAAGCCCAGCAATCTCGGTAATCTTTCCAACCGGAACTCCACCATACTTTCCTCTAACTGTAATAGAGTCAAGCCAGCGGGATCCTGTTGGGATCCATTGTTTTACTTCGGTGGGATTATCTTTCCGAAGATCGTGTGCAACGTCCATTCCGACAGATTTATTGACGAACTTCTTCATTGCACTAATGTCTATCTTTCCTGGTTTAGTTTTCATTTTAATTACTTTGCCCAATGGCACCTCCTTGTAAAAATGGACCGTCACTTTTTTCAATAGGGTGGACGGCGGACCCTTCAACACAGGAGGACTACAACTACTCGTTGTTCATGAATTTATCAAAGGCCTCGTCGATGCCCGAAGAACTCTTGGTAGAATACTTCGTGGTTTCACTCGAACTATTTTCAGATGATTTTTCAGAGGACAAGAAATCATCTAGGAGTGCTTGCACATCTTCAGTAGTCTTGCGATCGAATAAGGTGCCAATCTCAGGAATTGAATCAATCAATTCTGCACAATCAGCAACGGCTTCGTCACATAGAACACTCGGACGCCGGCGAGGTTTTAGAGTGGTCTTAGGAAAAGACCCCGGAGTTCCGGGAACGTCATAGTTCAGAACAATATCTGTTCCGGTATCAGGATCCGTCACATCACCATAGTCAGGGTCGAGGACATAACCCAGCAAGGTTTCATACGCGGTCTTTCCATAAGACCAAACTTTAACACCCTCAGTTTCTTTGCCTCGAACGACGATGGGAGAGTAGTAACGCTTCCGAACAAAAAGTTTCTTTGCTTCTGTCTTAAGCGTGGTGCTATCATTTTCAACACCTTCTTTCCACAGCTTGGATGCAAAGTCACAGATTGGACAGTCTTCTCCATGGTTTCGTTTGGGGCACATAATCCCGGGGTTTTTGCCTACATTATAATGAAAGTGAAATTCCTTGAAGGGATCTCCATCTGCTGTAGGAAGGATACGAATGGTTTGATCGCCCTGAGAGGGTCTCCATTTCGTATTGTTAGTTTGTGATCTGTTGCCAGTTTTAGATGCGTTAAGTTTGGCTCGCATCGCTTCAATATTAATAGCCATAGTAGTTCTCCTTGTAATTGCTATTTTAAGGTGAGCAGGGTTTTAACCTTACTCCCAGTTTATTTTAAGTTGTATAACACAACTCACAGTTATAATATAACATAGATTTTAAACCTTGTCAAGTTTTTTTATTCAGATTGTTCACTAATTGTTGCAGTGTCAGCGGTGTCATCCGCTTTCTCACCACAGCCAATCAGAATTGTCAGCATAAGTGTCAGCATTATTTCTCCTTTTTCTTATTATGTATATAATATAACCCGTTGGGGTCATGTTGTCAAGTATTTTTTATTGCATTTCCGAAAAGTTTATACCAACCCCAAGTAAAAGCAAAGACCAGAACAATTGTTCCAATAATAATTTCCATTATTCCCCCTTCTCAATTTTTTGAATAAAATGTGTGTAATGTTTTGTGTAATAATAACTTTCTGATTCCTCTGTGGACCAGATAGCAAATGAAGTTTCTCTTCCAAGTTTCTTACTTTCCTTTGCCATTGCTTTCACATTAGGCAAAATTGAAATGTCATTGACCAGTTCTTCTTCATTTATACTTATAATATAACTCGTTTCGGTTATGTTGTCAAGGGGAAAGAACATTTTTTCTTCATTTTTTTCTAACAATCCATAGCCAAGAGTGGCTATCCTACTGATGTCTTTGGGTTTATGAACAGAACTAAACTCTGGTTTTACATTATTACAATAATTCAACGTGTGAATTGCGGTGTAAATGTAATGGTTGACCTTTCCATAATAATCATAAATGGTTCCATGGCCCACTAAGTCGATAAGAGTCTTATTGTCAAACAGGAGAAGTTCATTAATCATACCCGATCGAGCGTACTCCTGCAATACATTAAAATGTACTTGGTGTCGCTGCTGTTCCACCTTGGATGAATATTCGAGATCAGGACATAGATAAGCCACCGTCATTTTAACGTGCGTGAGTGCCTCTAGAACGCGTAGCGTAGCACCAGCTACCTTGCCACACCCGCACACAAATAGAATGCCTTGAGAGGCTGATTTGAGGGCTTTCTTGCGTGGCTTATAATTGATTGAATCATAGTCTTCAACGCTGGAGGATTTCTTAAGACCTTTTCCTTCATCAAGTAGTTCTACATGATATTGTTCATGTTGTTTAAAAAGCTCTGCTATGTTACATCCTGCTTGTCCTAACCCTATAATTAACACTCTTCCTCCACTTTTTCAATTTCATCTTCAAATAAATAAAAGATCTCGCCCTCTATCAAAACACCATAAACAGCCATGGCGTCAAACCGTGGGCTGGTTTCTACAACGACCCCCAGCATGTCATGTCCGAGTTTCCCCAAGACCGATTTAACTTTGTCTACTTTCGGTAGAGTAACCACCAGATCTCCCTCTTTTAATTCCATGTGAATTCTCTCATTTCTCCGAGGTTCTTGCCCACATGGCAAGAAGAAGGAAACCACCCCAACTTGGTGTCCTCAAAGATTTCTTTCAACTGCGGAACAAGATGACGATCGTCCCGATGAAGGTCGATAATAACACAATCGTGTATAGTAAAGGCGACA